AAAAACTTATGTTTTTGACACTGCTGAAGGTGGAGGTCTTAATTCTTCAGCTCTTATTGCTAGCTTAATGCAAAATAAAGGTGTTGACCCTAACTTAATGGCAATGCTAACAAATGCTTCTAAGAATCAAGATGCTTGGGGTGGAAGTGGCTGTTGGTTTATGTGGGTAATTCTTCTCTTTTGGCTTTGGGGTGGTAATGGTTATGGTAATGGCTTTGGTAGAGGTGCTGCTGATGGTATTCCTAATCAACTAAACAATAACTTTGGTAGAGATGTGTTACTACAAGCTATTAATGGTAATGGTCAAGCTATAGGTCAGCTTGCTACTACTCTTAATTGTGATGTAAACTCACTACAGACTGCTATTGGTAATGTACAAAGTTCTGTACAATCTATAGCTAGTCAAGTAGGTATGACAGGTCAGCAAATTATCAATTCTATACAGCAAGGTAATTGTAGTCTAGGTAATCAATTAGCTCAGTGCTGCTGCTCTATAAAGGATGCTATCACTAGAACTAATTATGAGAATCAGCTCTCTAATGTAAATCAAACTAACACTCTGCAAAATGCAATTAACTTTGTTAATAGCTCAGTAGAAAGAGGATTTTCAACTTCAGCTTATGCTACAGCACAACAAACTTGTGATTTGAAAAATGCTATTGCACAACAGACTACACTTATTAATGATAAGTTCTGTCAACTTGAAATGAGAGAAATGCAAAACAAGATTGATGCTTTAAGACAAGAGAATAGTCAGTTAGCTCTAGCAGCTTCACAGCAAGCACAGACTGCTAATATAATCAATCAGGTAAGACCTACTCCTTCTCCTGCTTATGTAGTTGCCAATCCTTATTGCAACTGTGGTAATTCCTATAATGGATGTAATTGCTAATTTCTAAAGTAAATAACTATGGCAGTAACAGTTTCACCAGTAGGATTAGCTGCTGCTCCAGTAGCAAATGTAGCTAATATAATGGCTACTTACAAAGAAAAACTTTGTAGACCTTACTGCATAGACTCAACTATACAACCTCAAGTATCTGTAGTTTATACTACAGGTACTGCAAGGTTGAATGGTACTACAGTCTTTGTTCCTGTAAGAGCTATAATTACTATTGTTACACAAGTAAATAAATGTGGTTGCAATGCACATACACAAATATTTACTGAAGACTTTGTAGTAGCATTTCAAGGAAGAACAGCATTACCTACTACAGTTACTTTAGATAACTTAGGTAGAGATGCTTTTGGAACAAATGTAAATTGTGGTAGAGCATATAGCTACACTATTAATGACTCTATTTCAATAACATTAGCATAGTAATAACTAATAAAAATTAACAACATGTTTTCTAATTTAAGGTCAGGTAGTCAGGTGTACATTCTTCACAAGGATGCTACTCCTTACATAGAAGTAGGTCAAGTAGTCAGTGTCTCTCAACCTATTCCTAGGTATCAAGCAAATAACTTTATGGCTCCACAAGAGCTTGTAGTAGATGTTGTAGTTAGTGTTAATGGTAATAATATTACATTACAAAAACTTCCTGCTAGTTTAGATGTAGCAGACCAAGGAACAGCTAATGGTTCATTATTTATATCAACTTCTAGAGAGTCAATGAATACTGAAATAACATCCCTCAGACAGAAGAGTCAAGATATTATAAATAGTATAGATTATCATAAAAAAGTAGTACAAGATTGTGAAATTCTATTACAAAGATTAAACCCAGAGTTTGCTGAACAAAAACAACAGAAGCAAGAGATAGATAATCTTAAAACTCAAATGGCTGAAATGATGAATGGCATGAAAGAACTAATGGCTCAAATAAAGAAGGAAACACCTAAATCTTAATAATTATGGGAAGAATATTTCATATAGTAGATGAAGCTGATGAATATCAAAGGGGATATAACCAAAGAGAACCTGATGATAAAATGCTTGAAAGAGCTTTTAAAGAAGGCTGTGAACATGGCTATAAGAAAGCTATGAGAGAAGTTGAAGGATATAATGAGAGAAAAACTCATTCATATAATGAAGGCTTTGAGGAAAAAATTGAAAGGTTGAAGAAAAAGTATGAATAGTTATGAGGCAGAGTTTCAAGATTAAGAAGTATAATTGGAGCATAATTATTTACTATACTGTAAATGACACAGAGAAAAAAGACATCATAGATATGCTTGAAGGTTTAAATTGTGATTCTAGAACTCTAGAATCTATTAAAAAGAACCTTAGTAAAGCAGAACTTGATACAGGTTTTGCTTACTCTAGCTATGATAAACAATGCTCTATTGTAGTTATCCACAAGGCATCAAGTATAGGTGAGTTCATCAATACATTTGAGCATGAAAAGAACCACTTGGAGATGCACATCTGTGAGGCATTAGATATTAATCCTTACTCAGAGGAAGCTGCACACATGAGTGGTGACTTAGCTCAATTAATTCTTGAAGAAGCCTTATATTCTATTGTAGAACTTTAATAATAAAGGAGTACTGTTTAGTACTCCTTTTATTGTATTATAAATAACCTTATTATAAACTTGTTTAAAATGTTTATTATTACTACCTTTGCACAGAAGTTTAATTAAGGAGTAATAACATGGAAGGATTATCACTTGATAATATGATGACTGAAGAAGAGGCAGCAGCACTCTTTGAATCAGAAAATAAACAGGAAGAAAATGAGGAAACTACCTCAAATAATCCTGAAGAAAGTAAAGAAGAAAAGAAAGAAACTACTGAGGTTGTTGATGTAAATAATCTATTTACAGAAAAGCCAGAGAGCGTAGGTAGTGAAGATGATAAGGAAAAGGAAGATACCTCTTCTAAAGAGGTAACTTCTCCCAACTTCTACTCTTCCATTGCCAAAACCTTTGCAGAAGATGGTGTCTTCCAAAACCTTAATGATGATGCTCTTTCTAAGGTTAATGATGCAGAATCTTTTATAGATTTAATGGAGCAACAAATTCAGTCTAAACTTGATGAAAAACAAAAGAGGATTGACAAAGCTCTTAATGCAGGAATAGAACCTACACAAGTTCAGAGATATGAAAATAACATCAAAATACTTGATAGTATTACTGAGGAAGCTATCACTGAAGAAGGTGAAAAAGGTGAAAATCTTAGAAAGAATATTATTTATGAGGACTATATTCAGAAAGGCTTTTCAAAAGAAAGAGCTATAAAAGCTGTAGAAAGGTCTATAGCAGCAGGAACTGATATAGAAGATGCTAAAGAATCTTTGCAAAGTTGTAAAGACCAAGTAAATAAAGCTTACAACAATGCACTGAAAGAAGCAGAGGAAGAGAAAGCAAATGAAGAGAAAGAACTAAAGGAGCAAGCAGAAGCTCTTAAAAAATCAATTCTTTCTGACAGTAAACCTTTTGGTGAATTGGAGTTAGATAAAAATACTAGACAAAGAGTATTTGATGCTATATCCAAGCCAATATTTACTGACCCTAATACAGGAGAAAGACTTACTGCAATTCAAAAGTTTGAAGCAGATAATCATAATGATTTTATGAAGTATGTAGGTCTTACTTATGTATTGACAGATGGTTTTAAATCACTTGATGGGCTAGTCAAAGGTAAAGTAAAGAAAGAAATTGGTAAGGGTCTAAGGGAGTTAGAACATACCTTAAATAACACTGCTAGAAACTCTGATGGCACACTTAAATTTACAAGTGGTGTAAGTACAGACCCTGAATCTGCATTTAGTGGATTTACACTTGATATTTAAAATATATGGCTGGACAATTAGGTAAGTTTCAGATGATTGGTTTTGATGGCTGGAAGGGTTGACTGAGAGGTTAAGCCCTTGTAAAATCGGGTAAAATCGGTGAAGGCTTTCATTAAAATAAGTTAATACCGAGCTAATTTAATTGGTAATACAATTAAACAGTGTAACGCATAGAGAATGAACCTATGAGAGGATTTATTTATATTAAACATAGAATATAATTTCTCCAAGAGTGCCCGACACCTTAAAAAGTGAAAATATATGCTGAACTCACTCAATGATAAAGTGTGAGAACTAGAGGATAAAAAGCCCCTAGGATAACAATATTTGTTAACAAAACTAAATCATATCTCAGCTATCTATGGTATGGGTGCACAAAAAGCATCTAACATGATGGTTGAATTGTTAGCTTCTAAGATGGGTAATACTCTTGATACATTCCTAAGTAAACTACCTGTGAAGGAGTTTGAGGATGATTCAGAATATTATTGGGATATTGTTTCTAGTGCAAGAAAGAATATTCCTCTTGTAGAAGCTAGAAGTGAAGATGGTAATAAGGTTGAACTAGATGATGAACCTGTAGGAGTAGGCACAACTCCTTTTTACCTAGTATTTGCAGAAGATTATTTCGCTGATGGTGAGGTAATTTTTGGTAATCTAAATCAAGTATATCCTATTAGAATACTTGGTGATGCTAGAATGGAAGGAACTAACGCTGTATATCGCTGTGAAGTGATGGGTGGTGTTACTACTGGTGTTCCTGCTGAAAGATTACAAGCTGGTGAAAGATTCTCTGTAGGTTTTGCACCCGTAGAAAGAGAATTATCACGCAAGGTAGGTGATTGGCTAACTGCTTGAGTATCAAGTACTTATGTCACCTCATATAGAAATATATGATAAAAAATTGGGCAAAAACGGAAGAACTCTCTTGTTTAGACAATTCCGTGCTAACCTAATCCTAACTAGATTAGGTAGTGTAGAGAGCAGGATATGAGGATATTTAATTTTTCAAATGATAGGAATTATTTGGTGTTTCTATTAAAAATACAAATGGAAAATTAAAGACAGTATAATTATCCCAAGAGTGTCCAGACCTGACCAAGTAAAGTTGAAGGTTAAGATGTGCTC